CTGTACTGTTGTTTCTCAGTCTGCTAACGTTGTTTTTGGTACATTAACTGGCAACTTAATTTCCGTTCCAGCTGGAGCACAAATTGTTGACGTTAAAGTGGTTACTACTACCGTATTTAGTGCTGCTACTACTTGCGTATTAGACCTTGGCGGCACAGCATTTACGACCACTGGCACAATTACCTCTGTTGGCTCTGTAACTTTAGGCGCTAATGCAACCACTCCAGGTGGTTGGCTAAACGTTGGTTCTTCTGACATATTTGTTTCGTACACATTGGCTGGTACATCATTAACTACTGGTGCTGCAACAATTATTGTTACTTACGCTGTCCGTGGTTCTAATGGCGCTCAAAACCCATCAGGCACACAAAATTAATCTTGCGGGGGACTAGTTCCCCCATTCAATCTTTAGGAGATTAATTATGACAATGCAATATGACGTAAAACAAGCACATTTAAATTCTAGTGGCTATCTAGTTAAGTATTCTGTTCGTGTTAAAGGTATATCGTTTACAGGTGGCGCTTCTGCTGGATATGTAGTTTTATTTGATACTTCTTCAACACCTGTATCTTCCAGCGTAACTTATGCACAATCTGGTACAACTGTAACGGTAACTAAAACAGCGCACGGGCTGGTTACAGGGGATATTATAGGTATTCACTTTGCCTCAAATTCTGGGGTTTCAGCTACAGATGGCACTTATTCTATTACTAGAGTGGATGCAAATTCGTTTACTTTAACTGATATTAACTCACGCACCATTACAAGTACCGCTGCGGTTTATGCAACAGGTAAATGGTTGTTGACTTATGAAACTGTGGCTACTGATTTATTTAATAATTCACCTGCTATTCCAGGCGAAGGCATAAAAGCTGACACAGGTGTTTATGCTGAAATGTCTAATTTAGATGCAGTAAATATTTACTACGGATAAAAAATGTCAGAAACGACTCAAGCGCAGGGTTCATATGACTTAGTAGGGCGGAAGATTATGTTAGGTCTTCCAACCTACGACTTCAAAGTAACTGCAAAGCTGGCTATTTCGCTGGCTTCTTTTTGTGTTCAAGCACAAAGACACGGTGTAGATATTCAGATTTGCAATATTTCTGGATGCTCCGTAGTGTCTCGTGTACGCAATCTGATTGCTAAAGACTTTTTAGACTCAGACTGTACAGACTTGATGTTTATTGATTCAGACATCAACTTTGAAGCTGAAGACATATTCCGCCTAATGGCATGGAATAGCGACCCTAAAAAGGGTATCGTTGCCGGTATCCCAGTAGCCCGTAAAAAAGGCAAGGTCTATATCTCTACATTAGATACTGACGAAGACGAAAACATTTTTATGAACTACATGGGTTTGGTTAAAGCCAAGCGTGTAGCTACAGCCTTTATGTTGATTCGTAGAGAAGTATTTGAGAAATTGCGTGATGCTCATCCAGAATGGCTTTACCATGACGAGAAGAAGGTAGGCGATGAAATAATTGCTTTCTTTGACTTTGCTTTAAAAGATGGTCAGTACATCGGTGAAGACTTCTTATTCTGCGACCGTGCAAGAGAATTAGGCTACGAAGTGTGGATTGACCCAACAATTAAACTAGGTCATATGGGCATGGAAGAATTTGCTGGAGCTTTTGGCGAAGACTATCTATACCCATTGATGAAATCTATTGAATCCAAAAAGGATGCCGCATAATGGCAACTACACCCGCATGGACTCGCAAAGAAGGCAAGAACCCCAAAGGCGGACTAAACGCCAAGGGGAGAGCATCAGCGAAGAAACAGGGTATGAACTTAAAACCGCCGCAACCGGAAGGCGGCTCTCGGAAAAAGTCTTTCTGTGCCCGAATGGAAGGCATGAAGAAAAAGTTGACAAGCGAGAAGACCGCTAAAGACCCAAATAGTCGTATCAACAAATCATTAAAAGCATGGAAGTGTTAAAATGAAAGACCCATTTATGAGCATGAACGACGCAACAAAACAAATCATTGACTTTGCCTCCATTGCAACCGTACTAGGAACCCTTGCAGATATGTTGCCCGCTATTGCCGCTATTTTTACGATAGTGTGGACAGCTATCCGAATTTATGAAACTAAAACCGTTCAACGTTGGTTAGGAAAAACAAATGCCGTCAACAAGTAAAAAACAACACGGGTTTATGGCTGCAGTAGCAAACAACCCAAAATTTGCCAAAAAAGTTGGCGTGTCTAAATCCGTAGGAGAAGAGTTTATGAAAGCAGACAAAGGTCGTAAATTTAAAGAAGGCGGCTTAAAAGAAACCGATGCTGAGAGCAATCCAGGCTTAGCCAAACTACCAACCGAAGTGAGGAATAAAATGGGCTATATGAAAAAAGGCGGCATGGCTAGTGACGCTAAAGAAGATATGAAAATGGATAAGAAGCAAGATAAATCCATGATTAAAAAAGCTGTTGGTATGCATGACAAACAACAGCACGCTGGTAAGAAAACAAATCTATCTACCCTCAAAAAAGGTGGTATGGCTTGTGCACCTAAGAAGATGGCTCGTGGCGGCGGTATTGAAATCAAAGGCAAGACCAAAGGCAAGATGATTAAGATGAAAAACGGCGGAGCTTGCTAACATGAAAAAGAAGATGCGTAAATTTGCAGAAGGCGGATTTAGTGCCGCTCAAGAAGAATGGCTAGGTGGAGCTGACCGTACTGACCCATATATCTTGGCTCGTATGCGCTCTGCAGTTCCTGATGAACCAGCCCCTACCTCTCGTGACTTTGATGCAATTGACCCTGATATGGTTGCACCATCACGAAACCTAGAGCCAAACAAACCAGTCACAAAGACTGTTACAAAAACTTCGGTTACTGCTACCCCTAAGGCTGCGCCAAAACCAGTAACAGAAACTCCTGAAGAGTACAAAGCTCGAATGGAAGGTCTTGTTAAAAAACAGGGTCTTGAGCGTGTTGAGCCAGAAGACTACATTCCTAACCCAGTTGGCTTAGTAAAAAATTTAGTTAAACGTGGGTTAAAGACATACACCCCAGAAGCCATGAAGTTGCTATCAAGAGAGCCTTTAAAGCTGGGAAGAGAAATGCCAAAGCTAACCATGAAAAAAGGCGGCACAGTTAAAAAAATGTCTACTGGCGGTAAAGTTAAATCAGCATCATCTCGTGCGGACGGCTGCGCTGTTCGTGGAAAAACAAGGGCTTAATAATGGCATTTACTGAAACCCCCAAAGAAAAAGAAAAGCGTCTAGCTTATTACGCAAAAAATAAAACCGTCGCCGATGATAAAGAAGCAAAGGCAGCTGCAGAAGATATGCGTAAGTTTAACGAAACTACAAAAGTTGATACAAGCGAAAATACTAATGCTATGGGTGATACTTATAAAAAGGGTGGAAGAGTATCTAAAGCAGATATGCAAAAAGCTGGATTTTATGACAAAGATAAAACTAAGTCAGAGCGTCAAGCAATTGTTAGTAAAGTTACCACTAAACCTCAACGTGTAGCAATAGTTGAAAAAGCGTTTTTAACCAAAAATATGAAGGCTGGTGGTTCAGTTTCTACAGCGTCTAAGCGTGCTGATGGATGTTGCGTTAAAGGCAAAACTAAAGGACGTATGGTATGAGAACTTCTCGTGGAATGGGTGCAATATCCCCATCTAAAATGCCGGGCGGCACTAAAAAAGCTCGCAGAGACAATACAGATTTTACTCAATTTAAGGAAGGTGGATTAGCCCAACAAGCTGCCATCGCTATAGCCATGAAAGAAAAGGGCGTTAAGCCTAAAAAAATGGCTTCTGGCGGATTGTATGAAAATATTAATAAAAAGCGTGCACGTATTGCAGCTGGTTCTGGTGAGAGAATGCGTAAAGTTGGGGCTAAGGGTGCACCTACTAAGGCTGACTTTGTTAAATCTGCTAAAACTGCAAAGAAAAAATAAATGAAAGATTTTATTAATCGTCAGTTGGAAATTTCAGATAAGCTATTTAAAGTAATGTTTGAAGACCATAAAGAACGCCTTCGAGATATGACTATGTGGGCTGAACTAGACGCAAGCCTAATGCGCAAACTCGACGAAAGAGATGCTGAGATTACTCGTTTAAAAGAAGAAATTGCCAAATTAAAGGCGGATAAATGAGCACATCCGGAACCACAACATTTAATCTAGACCTCAATAATCTCATTGAAGAGGCTTTTGAGCGCTGTGGTTCAGAGCTGCGCACTGGTTATGATTTGCGTACTGCACGTAGGTCATTGAATCTATTAACTGTAGAGTGGGCTAATCGTGGTATCAATCTATGGACTATTGAGCAAGGTCAAATTGATTTAGTAACCGGACAAGCTATTTATGCTATTCCAACAAATACTATTGACCTATTAGACCACGTAGTTCGTCAAAATAACGGCGTTGCAAGCACTCAGGTGGACTTAAATATTACTCGTATTTCTGAATCTACCTACTCTACAATCCCAAATAAGCTCACTACAGGGCGACCGATTCAGGTATGGCTCAATAGACAGACAGGTCAAAGTAACTCCGTAGCGGCTGTTTTAAACGGTTCTATTACGTCAACAGCCACAAGTATTACTGTAACCGATGCATCCCAGCTTACAAGTAGCGGATTTATTAAGATTGATTCTGAAGTTATTAGCTATCCAAACATAGTTGGAAACGTTTTAACCAATTGCGCTCGTGGTCAAAACGGCACTACAGCGGCTGCACACAATACTGCAGCTGCGATTACGGTACAAAATCTTCCATGTATCAATATATGGCCTACTCCCGATGCCGGTGGTGGCCCGTATACCTTTATTTACTGGAGATTGCGTAGAATTCAAGACGCCGGAACCAATGGTACGGTAGAGCAGGATATTCCATTTCGCCTATTACCATGCTTAGTCGCTGGATTAGCTTTTTACTTGTCGCAGAAGCTACCGGATGGATTGGCTAGAATGCAAGTATTAAAAGCGGAATACGAAGAACAATGGCTAATTGCCTCTACGGAAGACCGTGAAAAAGCAGCATCAAGATTTGTGCCAAGGATGACATTCTATGGCTAGCAAGTATGCCAGTGGTAAGCATTCAATTGCAGAATGCGACCGCTGTGGTCAGCGTTACATGCTTAAACAACTTAAAAAACTAACAATTAAAACCAAGTTAGTTAGCATTAAAGTATGTCCTGAGTGTTGGGAGCCAGACCAGCCGCAGTTATCCTTAGGTATGTACCCTATTGATGACCCGCAGGCAGTCAGGGAGCCAAGACCGGATACTAGTTATTTAGCTTCTGGAAATAACGGTTTACAGGTAATATTGACGAATAGTGTTAACCCAGATGCTGCTGGAACACCACAAGGCGGCAGTAGAGTGTTTCAGTGGGGATGGAACCCCGTTGGCGGAGCTAGGGATGATGGATTGACTCCTAATGACCTTGCGCCTTCGTGTTTGGTAGGTATCGTAACAGTAACAACAACTTAGGAGTAAAACATGTTTAAAAGTGATGCAGATGGTATAGCCAAAAAAGGCAAAACCGAAGGTAAAAATTTAGGCAATAGCGGTCCAACAACTGCTACTTTAAAGGGCGCAACCAAGAAAATGGGTGTTAGCTCTATGGCTATGAAGGATATGGGTCGTAATCTTGCTCGTGTAGCAAACCAGAAGAAAGCTGGAAGAGGTCGATAATGGCTAAATTTTCTAAAAAAGTAATGGGCAAAGAAGTTGGCGATGCTAATGTCTATGCCAAACCACATACTATGGATGGGAAAGCTATGAACGCTAAAGATTCTATTGGGTATAAAACAGACCCTAATTCTATGAGTGCAATTGAATCAACTCCTGGCGGTATGCCAGCTCGTCGAGTAAGCATGGGTAATCCCGCTTCAACACAAGTAAACAAAAACGGCGAAATGAAGCAACGTGGGTCTGGCTGTGCCACTAAAGGTTTTACCTCTAGAGGACCAATGGCGTAATGAATTACACGCAATTAACAGCTGCAATCAAAGGTTTTGCTGAAAACGACTTTCCAGCAACTGTTGGGTCTTTTACTTCGGCTGAACAGATTGCTAGGTTTGTACAGCTTGCCGAGCAGAGCATCTATAACACGGTGCAAATGCCAGCGTTTCGTAAGAACGTTACTGGCGTTATGACATCTGGCAATAAGTATTTAGCAACCCCTTCGGATTGGCTTGCTACATTTAGCCTTGCAGTTATTAATGCTAATAACGAATACCACTATCTTTTAAATAAAGACGTGAACTTTATCCGTGAGTCTTACCCAGATACAGATGCTGCATTCTATGGTGAGCCAGAGTATTACGCCATATTTGATAACAATACTTTTATTCTTGGGCCTACTCCAAACGCTAATTACGCTACAGAATTACACTATTTCTACTACCCACAATCAATTGTTACCGCTGGCACAAGCTGGCTTGGAGATAACTTTGATTCTGTGTTGTTATATGGTGCGTTATTAGAGGCGGCTAACTTTATGAAGTCCGATGCTGATGTTGTTAATGTATACAAAGAGCGTTATGGCAGGGCAATGGCAGAACTCAAACAATTGGGTGACGCTAAAGACCGTCAAGATGCTTATCGTAGCGGTCAAGTGAGGTATCCAGTAAAATGATTAGCGTACAAGGATTAGGCGAATCTAACGGAATCCAAGTCTTTACAAAAGACCATGGAGGCTTTTCCCCAGAGGAAGTTGCTGAACGGGCATTAGATAAAATCATTCAAGTAGGTGACCAATCTCACCCCTTGGTTCGTGAACAAGCAAACGCTTTTCGCAATCATATTCGTGGTGTGTTGGTGTTTTACATGAATGAAGCAGTAAAATTTGACCGTGTAACACTAGCTCACAAGCTACGGGAAGCTGGTCACCCTGAATTAATTAAACTTTTAGACGAATAGGAGTCCAAAATGGCTTTTACAGGCAACTTTATGTGTACTAGCTTCAAGGTAGAGCTAATGAAAGCAGTTCACAACTTTACGGCTAGTACTGGTAATACTTTTAAATTGGCAATGTATGACAACTCAGCGTCATTTACAGCCGCAACCACTGCTTATACAGCAACCAACGAAGTAGCAGCTTCTGGTTCTTATACTGCTGGTGGTGGTTCGTTGACAAACATTACCCCAACATCTACAAGCACTACAGCGTTTACCGATTTTAATGACTTGTCATTTACAACTGCAACCATTACAGCATATGGCGCAATGATTTATAACAGTTCAGCAGCTGGCAATCCAGCAGTGTGTATTCTTGACTTTGGCGGTGCTAAAACCTCAACTGCTGGTACGTTTACGATTGTGTTCCCTACTGCCGATTCGACCAACGCTATTATCCGCATAGCCTAGGAGCCATAAATGGCTCTTGTTTTAAAAGACAGGGTTAAAGAAACCTCTACCACTACTGGTACGGGAACCTTTACTCTTGCGGGTGCTAGTACAGGGTTTCAAGCCTTTTCTGTAATTGGAAACGGCAATACAACCTATTACACCATCGCTCTTCAAGGTGGCTCTGAATTTGAAGTAGGGATTGGGACATACACGCTTTCTGGTACAACATTGAGCCGAACAACGGTTTTAGCGTCTAGTAATAGTGGTAACTTAGTTAACTTTTCGGCTGGTACTAAAGACGTATTTTGCGACTACCCAGCGGGAAAGACAGCCATTCAAGATGCTAATGGTTCTGTTCAAAACTTAGTTTTTGAAGCAACCAATGGACTTTTTGTTAATAATATGACGGTTGGAGCAAACTACTCAATTCCAAGTGGGTATTCAGCCAGCTCAGTAGGAGCAGTAACAATTTCGAGTGGAGTAACAGTAACGGTGCCTTCAGGGAGCCGTTGGGTAGTTTTGTAAATGTTTGGCTTTTTTCCGTTTTCCACTGCGCCTTTCTCGGACTTAGGGGCGGCAAGTGTAAGTGTTGCATTAACTGGAGTTAGTGGCACTGGACAGGTAGGAAGCGTAACGGTAACGGCTGGGGCAAATGTTTCAGTAACAGGTCTACAGGCAACAGGGTCGGTAGGCAGCGTTTCAGTACAGGCGGGTGCAATTGTAGCGGTTACAGGAGTTAGCGGTACAGGAAATGTAGGTTCAGTAGTTGTTACGGGAACAGCGATTGTAGACGTAACAGGTGTAGCAGGAACAGTATCTGTAGGTACAGTCACCGTAAGTGGCGCAGCCAACGTATCAGTTACAGGCTTACAAGCGTCAGGAAGTGTTGGAAGTGTCACAGTACAGACTAGTGTAATCGTCAATGTAACAGGAGTTGTTGGGACAGTTTCAGTTGGTAGCGTGGCAGCAAACGGCACAGCTGAAGTCCCTGTAACGGGTTTACAAGCAACAGGAAACGTTGGAAGCATTACGGTACAGGCTGGTGCAATTGTAGGTGTAACGGGCGTTTCTGGGACTGGGCAAGTTGGTTCAGTTACTGTTATACAGAGTGCTTCAGTCAATGTGACGGGTGTAGCGGGAACAGGACAAATAGGCGTTGTAGTTATCCCTGTTTATGTAATTGGACTTCAAGCTACAGGATTTGTAGGGTCTGTCACCGTGCAGATTGGCATGGATGTAAACGTAGTTGGTGTACAGGCAACAGGACAAGTTGGAACGGTGTCTTTTTGGATAACCATTGATGATTCTCAAACACCAAATTGGGTGACTATCAATGATGGACAAACACCCGTCTGGAATGATATTATTGATACACAAAGCCCAAACTGGGTGGAAATAGCAGCATAAGGATAATATGGCATCTACATATAGTGACCTAAAAATAGAGCTTATTGGCACTGGTGACCAAACTGGTACCTGGGGTTCAACTACAAACAACAACTTTTCGGTTGCGGTTAATGAAGCCATTACAGGTTCAGCAGATGTTACCTTTTCTAGTGCAGACGTTACCGTCACTTTAACAGATACAAATGCTGCTCAGACTGCCCGTAATCTGCGTTTAAACCTTACAGGAACGTCAGGCGGTGCTCGGAATCTTATTCTAGGCTCAGGCTGCCAGATTGAGAAGCTCTACCTCATTAATAACGGTTTGGCAGATGCCGTCACGGTAAAGAACACAACAGGTACAGGAATCGCAGTTCCAGCAGGTAAGTCGATGTTTGTGTATAACAACGGCACAAACGTGGTTGAAGCGGTAAATTCTGCGGTATCTATGCAGACTACAGGCAACGAAACAATTGGTGGAAACCTTGCAGTTACAGGAACGTCAGCGTTTACAGGGGCAATTACAGCGGCAGCGGATGCTACCTTTGGCGGCACAGGACAAATTAAACTGCCAGTAGGAACTACGGCACAACGCTCAGGCAGCCCAGTAAACGGCATGATGCGGTATAGCACAACTGAAAACAGCTTTGAAGGCTATCAAGCTGGAGCATGGGGCGGAATTAGCGGAGCGCAGGCTAACGGATGTATTTATGAAAACAACGTTACAGTTACCTCAAGCTATACGCTAACGACTAGCAAAAACGGTTTTTCAGTAGGACCAATCACGATTAATTCTTCTGTCACAGTTACCGTTCCAAGTGGACAACGCTGGTTAATCTTGTAAAATAGACGAAATTAAAGGATAAACAAAATGAGTTCAGTCGTAATTTCAGGCGATACAAGCGGTGCAATAACGCTATCTGCCCCAGCCGTAGCTGGTACTAATACTATTACACTGCCAGCCAATGCAGGAACAATAGTAACAACTGCTTCTAGTGCCGTAGTTACACAAGCTATGTTAGGAACTAATGTGGCTGGTAATGGTCCAGCGTTTAGTGCTTAT